ATACTGGTGGTGATTATAATAATAGCTATCCATAGTTTTTGGATGGCCCTAGTATTCCTGTCCACTAATTTAATCAGACCAGGATTGCCATTAATCCCTACAATAGCTGCATGGATTTCTGTTAATTTATCGTGGTCATCCTTTTCTAACATTGACAACCCCCCTTGACTTAGTATATTCCGTGTTATTAGTTTATTTAAGAGGATATAGCCATTATCTCCGAGATAGTTTCAGATATAGAACTCATCTCTTTGAGCGTGATTAAATGCCCTACCTTGTCAATATCTAATTCAGGCTGTTCCTCTTTTAATAGGGCATAGATTAGACTCCTCATGGTGGTCATGGTTTCGTTTTCAAGTTTAGTCTGCAATCTGCCAAGCCCGAATCCCATTGTCTTTTCAATATTCGCTAATGTAGTCATATCTATCGGGGGTAGTTTGTATTCCTTGCCGTCTGATAAAGTGATTGACTTGGGCTTCTCTTCTGCTAGTATGTTTACCTCTTTTGTAACCATCATCTCTCCTATTTTACTTTAGTCTAGTTAAGTTGCATATAGTATTTCTTGTTTTACCATACTCAATGACTCGGTAGAATAATTCCTTTCTGTCTAGCTAGTATTTCTACATTAGTATCTGGTCTTTTACCTTCTCTTGTAGGCATATCACCCGATAGAAAATCCTTTGCTTTTAAGGGTGTGTGCCCTGATTTTCTAGGGATAGTATTATAAATAGCTGCCAGTATTGAAGCGATAGAATGCTGTATTCTGTATTCCTCAACTGATTCTTGATAGTAGACTTCCTTCAAAAGAGCATTGTATTGAGCAGGGCTGAGATTGCCTAATTCCATTATAGTTGCGGAGGTTTTGCGTAAAAGATAAGTATCAGTCTCATTAGTATTCAACACCGAGCCACCTAACATCTATTGGGGCATATAATCTTCTATCTAAGGTTGCACAATCAGGGAAGTCTATCGCTACATTGCCGGCATCCATCAAGACAAGCCTATCATTTAAGGTCTGGTAGAACTCAGCATCGAAGACATTCTCTTTTACAGGTTCAACCAACCAATAGCTTCTGGCATCTATTTTCTTGTGAGGTTTGTATTCTTTCATACTATCTTTGGTGGTATAATCTAATATGATATGGGCTTCCCAATCATATAGCCCTGCGACTTGTTTACCCTCTTGGTAGAGAACAGCTATTTGCCCTTCAAGGTTCAACATTAGTTATCCTAAGTAGTTGCAACCTGAAGATTCCCTGTACCAGTGAAGTCATAACTGTAATTTACTGTTCCATCACTTGCCACACTTGGATGCACTCCTGTTATGATGATATTCCCTAACCACATTTCAGTAGTGGTAGCACTCTCAGCTAGTTCAACTCCATATATTTCACCGATTGAAAGCGGGATGCCTTCCTTATATCCAGCAAATGAACCTGACCAACCAGATCCGCCTACAATGTAAGCCTTAACCCCTGCACTGGCGAAATCTGTAGATTCTAAAGCATCTGAAGTGTAGTCTAGTGACCACGTATTTATGCCAGCGATGGTTTTGGCTGCTTGTATGTCATCAAGGTAAATAATATCACCATTCGCACCATTAGCATTTGATTCTAATCCAATGATAGTTCCCGCCGTTGTTGCGGCGAATGTGCCACCAGATAATGTGCAGCGACAATACTTCCAAGTCGTTGCTGTCAGTGCGGGTACATCCACCAAAGTTGTAGGGGTTGCCCCTGCTGCTGCAGTCCCTAACCCTATACGATAATCGGCTGCTGCCGTTGTGGGCACAGAGTATGCCCAGCAGAGAATATGTGTATAGGTGGAAACATTCCTGGCAGCAGCCATTGTGTCATACATAATGACATCGCCAACCTGTATGCCAGCCCCGATAGTGCATTGGGCACTGGCATCTCCTACCTTTTTAATGGTGGTTTCCCTTTCTGCCGTACCATTTGTGCCTGAATCCCAGGCAACCTCACAATCCGACAATAAATAATTGCCAATATAAACTGAACCCGATTTACCTGCCAGGTGAGCCATAAGCCACCTCCTATTCTATTTATTTTATTCTGTGGGTGGAGTTAATCCAGCAACTCCTACATAGTCGTAAGCTACAGATACTATCCCATCATGGGATGTTGAAGAGTGAACACCCGTGATAATTGCGCTCCCAGTCCAATAAGCTGTAGCACTTTCATAGAGACTTAGAGTTATAGGGGAAGCAGCACTGGCTGTTAGAATCTGCTCCTGCCCTTCCTTATATCCCTCAAAACTTCCCGACCAACCCTTACCTCCGACAATGTAGGACTTAACTCCCGCATCGGCAAAGTCGGTCGTCTCTAGGGCATCAGATGTATAATCCAATGTCCACGACTTGATTCCAGCTACTGCCGACCCCGTATCAACATACCCTGCTTTTCCTGCTAAATGTGCCATTTGTTACCTCCCATTTGTATTCTATCTATTATGAAACCCACTACGATTGATTCGTTACTGTGAAGCTCTAGGATGGACAAGGAGGGGGCCTAAAGGATAAAGTAATACTAATCCTTGTCTACCCATATTCTATACCTGAGACTTATCATGTAAATGCCTGTCTCTAAGTCCCATGTTGGTGAACTTATAAATTCCCTAATGCATTTCATTGGCGTATAACCTATTACTGTTAATGTTATGTCATCCAAAGCAGTCATTACCTCATCTGCTATTTCAGCTAAATCGGCTGCCGACTTAGCACCAAAGCAATTTACCCAGAAGGTCAAACTCTCCATGGCTGTCTGACTCTGGAACGTTCCTACGGGGACATCCGTTTCCATGCCGAAGGTTACGTAAGGAACAGTTGAGCCCTGGGGAGCTATTATCTGATAAGTCTTGGGGTCATAACAGGTGAAAGTCGCAGTCCCCGAAGCCGTAGTATTCCCATTAGTAGTTGTCCAAGTTGGCTCTGAACTCCCTGTAGTCCCAGCAGTAGTACATTTGTAACTGTGTGAGTTATAGGTTGTAGCCTTGACTACATCATTGATGGTATAGGCGGTTGTAGCTGCCCATGTCTCTGGCCACAGCTTTAAAGCATTATAGACACCAATATTCACGGCACTAATCAATTGTAAATTTCCCGCCTTTTAATGTATTTATTATCTCACTGCGCTTCATCTCAACAGCAGGAAACAGCCAGGGATACGGAGGGTGATTAACTGTCCCCAATTCTAAATATTTACCATAAACAACATTAGTTCCTATCTCTACCTTATCACTGGATGTGTTATGTGTTATGGAAGACCTCAATCTACCCGTCTGTACCTTGGGATGCCCACTTGATTGGCTAACATTTATCTTGGCTTGCCTCTCAACAATAGCCCCTACTCTCCCTAGGGCTCTCTGGAGATTATCTACAATCTCCTTTTCCCTTTCCTTGCGATAAGAGCGGACTGTCACACTTTGACCCATCTAATTATTTCTCCCAAATTCTATCCACTTTACAGCAAGGTTCTGAGAGGCTAATAAAATATTAACTGGCAACTGACCTTCACAATTTAATTCATGTTCTATCTCTCGCATAAATCTGCGGGATAATTGCCACCCTTCCTCAATTACATATTCCGTTAGAGCTTCATCTGCTTTGGTAACTTCAGCCATATCTACCACCTGTGCCTATACCATCAGCCCATGTTGTATCAGGTTTAGTCCCGTATCTGGTCGTCTTGCCCATTGCTTCTCCTGATTCCATAGCGGGTTGCTCCCCATATCTACCTGTCTCTGCTATGATTGAATCAGCAGTAACTATAGATGGTATTAGTAAAGATAATATAAGGGCAAGTATTTCGGGTGTAACTATTTCCCCCTCAATAATACTGGGTATATATTTTGTTAAATTGGATGTTAACGTAGAAGGTATTACTTTAAGTTTTAGAACAGATGCATATGTTGTACCCAATAGTGCCAAGGTGCTTGGAGTAACTGTAAACTTTAATACGGGGGAATATTCAGATAGGGTTAAAGTCAATAATCCAGTTATAATATTTAGCTTGAGCACAGGAGCGTATTTTGTAGCCGAAAGGGTTAATGTAGTTGGCGTTAATTCCTCTTTAAGAACAGGGGCAAATTCACTATCTGTTAAAGACAATGTAGTGGGAATGAACCCATATCCTGTAACGGCATTGCTTGGTGTTAATGTTTGTGCCAAAGTGCCTGTGATTATATTGTGCTTTAGAACAGGGATGTATTCGGTATC